TAGGATGCCATGGTTGATAGCTAAGTCCTGTTAAATGTAGTTGCCACATAAACTCTAATGACATTTGAGGTTTCTGCCAAAAGTCTCTCATATGCTGGTCTGGTACTACTATTGAGGGGTCTACTCCATCAAAACAGTTCCATCTTGAATCTAATGGTTCAATGTATTCTTTTGACTCTTGTTTAAATGGCATATTTAATTTTTCACCAAATTCCCACTTATAACTTTTACTAGTTTTTGCACTCCATTCTTCCATATCTTTTATACTATCCATATATGGTTTTGCTTTCTCGCAGTCGAATAACATTACACTATCACACCACCAACCTCTTGGTACACCTAAGTCTGCTCCTTTCTTTCCATTATCTTGCTGAGCATCCCATACAAATCCAAAAGGTTTGCCATTCAACTTAGTATTAAATAAATGAGAAATATCTCTAAAGTTTATCATATCTACATCTGTATATAAAGCTCTACCTTTAAAATTACATAGCTCTGGAACTGCATATCTAAAGCAAGTAAAAGGTGTCCCCCAATATCTTCTATCCCAGTTTGGAAACATTGATGGTCGTAAGAATGTTATCTCTATCTCTTGATTGCTCGGCAAATTTTTATAAATAGAATAAAGATATACTTGTTCAGCTAGCCAATCTTCTTTCTCACTTGTGCCTATAAATAATCTAATCGTATTTGACATATAATATCTTTGCTCCGTTTGATGCGTGAATAGAATGAAAAAACTTATTACCAATAACAACAGCTGTATCACAATACAAAGGAGTATTGACTACATGATGTTTTTTCCAATTAAATTGTTCGTAGTTTGGTATATCTAGAGTCTGGTCTAGATTATTTCTATCTTTTCCAATTACTACTGAAGCATGTTTTTTATTTAAAGAAAATATTACTACTGTACTTCTAATTGGTACTTGTATTGATTTTTCATTTGCTTCCATAGCAACAACCTTTGTAGGTTTTCTACTATCAATTGGATGTTTAAGTAAATCTAAAAAATGTTTTGAATGGTTATACCACTTAGGATAAGTGAATGAATAGTCCTCTAAGTTGGAATGTTTTCTATACAATGGTACTGCATGCCAGAAAGGGAACATTGTGTCTCTCATATCAAGAGGAAAATCTAGTATATCAAGAGCAATTTCTTTAACTTCATTATTAAGCTGTATAATCATTTAATATGGTGCTCCTGCACCTCTAAAGAATCCTACTATAATATCTCGTTTACCTGATATTAGTGGTCTAGATTCGTGTTCATGTATTGATGTAAATATTGTAAGAGAGCCTTTCTCTCTAATTGTAGGAAAAGAGTGTCTAAATGTTTCTCTTTGTTTTAAGAACTCAGGTGGGAAATTACTATCTATAAAGACATCAGGAGTAGTATAGCTCTCTACTATCTCTAAATCACCGCCCTCATACTCATGACTATGGCTCAGTTGAATACTAAGACTTATCTTTCTAGTAGTCATTCCTGTATGGATTTCTTTCAACCCAGGTCTATAATCTCTATGAGCTCTAAAGTGCATCCCAGGTTCATCATATCGAACCATGTTTATTTCGTGCATCTTTCTTTCGTCGTAGAGATGAAACTTATATGTGTTATTGTTATATAAGTCTACTGCTTTCTTTAATTTATCATAGAATGGAAACTCTATCCGACTTCTCTTTTTACACTTGCGTATTTTGGAGTTATAACCACTCCATCGTGTTGCCGCTAAAGGCCACTTCCTATCCTTGTTTATCTCATAAAGCTGAGTTATTTCTTCATCAGATAAAAAATTAGGAATATGTCCTACTATGTCATGTTCTTTATGTACACTAACTTCTAGTTTCACTTATTTTCTAATTGTTCAATTCTTTTTATTAAAGTATCATACCCATCAAATTCTTCGATACCGCACTTGGGATGAGCCCACTGCTCTAAAACTCCCACTCTATCTTCAAGGTGCTCACACCAATCTTCTTGTTCCTCAAATCTATTCTGTATAGTTGGATTACTTTCTAATATATCATTGCCTTGTTGCATGATACGAAAGATTCTCCACTTCTGCAGAAGTTTTCTAAACACTATTAACATAGTCACATGCTTCTTGCCATGCAACTTTATTTGTACTTGGTATCGCTAACTCTAGAACACACCTCGGTTTTTTGTTATAATTTCTATCTGCCATCCAATCATCTATTCCGTCTTGTTCTCCTATGAGTAATGTCCAGTCAGCATTATATACTGAGTGTTGGTCTGGTATCTTTTTATATCTGCCTTTTGAAACATATCTAGTTTCTCCACGACCTGAATTGTGAATAAATCTAAGGAACATTTTACCTTTTCCTTTGCTGTTATTCCATCCAGTCCAACCCCAATAAGGTACTTGAGCCATGTATGTGTCCCAATACCATTGTTGAGTACCAGTCTTACTGCAAATAATATTTCTAAATATATTTCTTAATCTGCCGAAGTCTGCTCCACCATCAGGTGATTCTCTACCTACATAATCAATATTATTTGTTAACTCGTGCTTACCATCATTTGCAGACATAGCTGTGCGTAGTCTTGCTAAAGTTATGTTAGGTTTAGGTGCTTGATTATAACTTGCAGGCTGTTTGTACACAGTCCTTGCCATTAAATCCAATCGAGTAATTACTTCTCTGTTTCTAATTTTTAGTGCTTGTATCATTGTTTAGTGCTTCTGGGTCTGTCACTTTTTCATAGTAAACTACGACCTCTTTGAGTTCAGTTATATAACGCTTTAATTCTTGCATATTATATGACATCAACTCATAATCTGGTATGGACATAGCTACAAATACTACTTGTCCATGTTCTTCTGTTAATCTTTCGTGAAACTCGTCAATGTTTTTATCACTAACTACATACCATAAAGGTAGCTTTAAATCTATTTCTCTTGGTAGAACAGGTTGTGTTATTATCCTGTCCATGGGCTTTGCTGTTACTTCTATTTGTTTAGTTGGGATTAGACTGCAACTCGACGCCATCATCAAGGCTATCAATGGTGCGACTAATTTCTTCGATTGACTCAAATACATGTTTAGTTCCTTTGTTTATCTTTGGTTCTAGCAACCCAGGCTTTGCTGATGCTAGTTTTGTTAAATTGTGTCTCTTAAAGATGTCTAGGTATCTATTCATCTCTAACTGAGCTTCTTGGGACTTCTTTTGAAGTTCGCCTAGTTGTTGTGTTTGCAATGCAAAATCGTTCTGCATTGTCTTTATTGCTTCTTCCTGAGTAGCAACTGCTCCTTCAAGTGCCATATTATTTGCTGTTAGCACTTGGTTTTGTTGGTACAGGTAATAACTACCTAGACCCAACACTAATATAATTCCTATATAAAGTTGGTTCATTATAACTCCTTAATTTTATAATTGAGCCCTTCAGCTCCTCGTATCTCTACTATATCGCCGTCTTCGGTTTTGAACTGAAGATACTTATCTTGCTTCTTATAAAACTTTGCGACTATAAATGTTTCATCATCTGCGTCACCATATACTGAATTATAACTTACTGTAAGTTCGTAGTAAGATAGAAATAGATTCTTAAACCAGAACCACCAATCATTTAACTTCTCTAAAAACTCTTGCTTAGACATGTTCCCAGATTGCTCCCTGATATAATAACGCTTCTGCTTCTCTTCTTCGCACTAAGCCATCTAAAACTTTTCCACCTGCTTTGTTCCACCTTTTGATTTGAGCAGGTACTCCAGCATGGTCGCCAGAGTTGATGACTTTCAACATTGTTGAAGCTTTGAGATTTCCATTACCGAGATTGAACACCCAAGACACAATTGCATCGAATTGATTCTGAGAAAGTGGAACCGTTACCGCTGTGTTCACGTAAGTTTCGTACTCCTTCATCTCATGGTTAAACATTTCATCTGCTTCTTCTTGTGTTATTGTATCGCCCATACTTACGCCTTTTATATGTCCATAGCCGATTGTTGGAACTCCTGCAGCACATTTATATGCTGTAAGTTCGCATCCTTCAAATTTTTTAATTAAGCTCTTGCCTTCTTCTGATATTGTCATAGTTTTCCTTTTTAAAAATCGGGGGAGAATACACTCCCCCATCATGTTCGTCAACTTGTTAAACAAGTGGTGCTAACGCTAAGAAGGTAATTGCACTTATACATAATAGTATTAGTACTTCTCCTGTTGCTTCGACATCACACTTGTCTATTCCATCTCGAACTTTAAAAGCTAGTGCTTTCATTTTATCTCCAATATTTTCCTTTTAGAGTTTGGAGTTCGAGTTAGTTGTATCGTTAATAATCCGTCTTGTAGATTCACATCTTTTACTTGTAAATCAGGATTAAGAATAAATCTTCTCTCAAAGCTTTTTAAACTTAGCCCTTGATGAAGGAATCGTTCGCCCTCATCTAGTTTGTGTTGTTTGTTGCCCTTGATATGGAGTTCTTCGCCATCAGCGATTATCTCCAGTTCCGTTTTATTCCAACCTGGCACAGCGATATCTATTCGAAATCCACTGCCACTTTCAATTAAGTTATATCTAGGATAACTACTCTCCGTATAAGTCGGCATAAAGTTGTTATCTAATCCAAGCCAAAATTTAGTTAAATCAATACTCATAATATTTTCCTCCAAATAATCTTTTCAGTATTACTTTGCCTTGCCTCTCGGTCAAGACGCCAAAAAGTAAGCAGATTATTCCACTTACAAAATAATTATATCAAAATTTAACCTTTATGTCAAGAACTATTTTTCGTTGTCAAACTCGATTATACCTTCTGTCTCCAGAAAATCAATCGTAGACTCTATTCCAAATTGCTTTCCAATGGTGTATGACATTCCCATGCCACAAATTAAAATAATAATGTAATTTATATCTATATTTTCTATCATGTCAATATTATATCAATTTTCGCACCTTATGTCAAGAATAATCTATAACCCAGTCAAAAATAGTTCTTGACACGAATAGAAATTTCGTCTATAATATACTTATGAAATGGACAGATGAAGAAAAACAATTTTTGAAACGACACTATAATGATATGTCAACGGAAGACATTGCATCCAAACTGGGACGCAATCCGTCAAATATCGCCTCACAGATATACTATCTAAGAAAAAGAGGTTGGACTTTCAATGCTAAGAGTGATATTCGAGTAAGAAAAGAAACTCCTCCACATGCATCGACAAAAGTGCATCGTGATAGAACTAAATATAGGAGAGCTGATGCCAAGTATTGATTGCTCTAAAATGCCTGTAGAAAAGGCACTTCGCATATTCAGGCGTAAGTGTGACAACGCAGGTATCAAGGAAGAATGTCGTGCTAGACAACACTACTCAAAACCATCTGCCATCAAATATGAACACAACAAAAGCACGACAAGAAAACGAGCCAGAGACTTACAAAAAGAGATAGAACTTCAAGAATCTCGAAAAAAGTTTAGAGTTCCACCAAAAAAGAAGAATCGAGGAAGTAGAAGAAGGTAATCAAACCCATAGAAACACTACTACCATCTACAATACTAATATATTTTTCTATCAATCAAACCTAGACCAACCCACAAAATCATACCCCTTCGAAAAACACTTCTTGATTTATGATAAAAGTTGTGATATAATAAATACATA